ATGAGATATTTACTCCTTATCCTCACGCTGTTTTTAGGACTCGCTGCATCTGCTCAGCTGCCATATTATAAGATAGTTAAAAGCTCATTTAATGACTCTACAACTATAAGCTTAGGGTCTCAGCAGTGGGTAGATATTAGCGTCGATACTACCTATTCAGCGCCAGACACCCTATTTATTGATCTTTACATCGGCCATAATCAGTCATGTCAATATACTGGAGATTTAATCTTATTCAAGGTTTCCACTGTGAGCTTTCATGCGATGGCGCTGAATGCAGATCACACTACAAGGCATATTGGCTTTACAATGCCAGCAACATGGGATTGTGCTGATACCATTCCTTTTACTCTTGGTGCTAATAGTTGGGGACAGGGAGGATCGTTTGTGAGGGGCCTTTTCTACGTCCCAACTACTGGCATATCAGAAATAACTCCCAATATGCCAGTAGCAAGCCGTCGATATTTCAATTTTGATGGTCAGCTCACCGAATCCCTTTCGGGCCTCGTAATTGAGGAGCTTACCTACGCTAATGGTATGGTGACCAGAAGCAAAAAGTACATTACAGCGCAATAAATGAGATACTTGATAACCATATTCCTATTGGCGATATTCCTGTTGTAACGGTACCGTCAGTATGTACAGTTACCGTAAAAGGCGTTGTACTACCTCCTGAATCATAATTCATAGAAAAAGTCTCATCCTGACTAGGCCTGTATCCTGATGGCAATGTGAATACTGGGTTTAAGTGTGCACCTGATGTCGAACTACCACAAAACCCACTCAGCTGCACCCTCCCACATCTGTCTTTCATAAATCTCGGTGTGGGGCTTCCTGCGCTCCAGCCTGTGCCGAAGGTCGTCACTACCTGCCAGCTGCCGGACTGCCACTGATCGACGAGTGACCATACGTTCGCGCCCTGATAGCTCAGGGTCGCCCAGTCTCCGTGCCTGTAGGTATAGTCGCGGCCCTGTGGTGTGAGGATATTGGCTCCTGATGTCAGCGTGATCTCGTCAGAGTCGACAGCGCCGACGAATCGCACTACGATATTAGTCCCTACCTCGACACCGCCGATGCCACCGTTGATCTGCACGAGTGTGGTGCCATTCACAAAGGGCAGGTCGAAGCTATTGCCATCGGCAGCGAGCGAATACTGTCCTGCGCTGACGAGCGTCGCGGTACCTTTGGCGAAGCCGATAGACTTCGTGAACTGTATGCCTTGCGTAGCCACCATATCGGCGATCAGATTCTCCTGACGCTTCATAGCGAGGATGCTCACAGCTCCTGCCGGAGGCGTACCTGCATATCCGATCACGGCCTTTGTGATCTTGTAGGTGTCAATCCCTGCACCTCCGATAGCGAATATTTTCAGCCCTGCCGGATCGTATGTCACATCAGTAGTCCAGTACCATGTGAGTAGTGGATTCACCGTCTCATCTATACCGACGAGATCAGCATCTACAAAGCAAACCTCACCATTAAGCATCAGGATACCCGCTGTGGTGCCCTGATTAGAGCCTCCACGCGGCACGATATTACAGCCTGTGATGATATAGCTATCCTGACCGTTCAGCGTGGCAGCGCCGCCGATGGCTTCTGCCGCTGCATCCTGCATTAGTTCAAAATCATCCTGTACTATCGGCATTCCGCCGTTGGTGGCACTCGTGCCTGTGTCAAATCTTCTCATTTATTTTTGTTTAATAGTTTACAATCGAATATCTCGTACCTGCCTGTCTGTATTTATTGACCCATGCTTTCATCTTGGCTACGAATAGCAGATCGGTCGTCACATCTGCGAGCGCCGTGGGCACATTGATGAGGAAATCTGCCTCATCGTCAAACTCTCCCATATTGTACAGATAGAGCGGCGGTGTGTGCGCCTCACTCGCATTGTACAGATAGAGCGGCGGACGTGCCTCGGCATTATTCCAAACATAGGTCACGGGCAGCGCATTGGGAAAGTCAATGATATAGATCGCGTTGGGCGTGTTGGGCACATAGGTGCCGTCTGTGGAGTTCCAGTTCCATGCATTGAGCCCCCCGTTAAATTTATCGTTCAGCAGCTGCTCCAGGGAGATCACCTGACCTGTGATGGACAGTTCATAGAGCGTTTCATTTTTGAAAGCAATGAATGTCTGGTACAATTCTGACAGCGGTTTCAGAAGCGCATTCAGCCAGTCGTTCATCTTTGTCTTATTCAGAAACCATGGCAGCAGCCAGCTCACGAGATATGACCATATCACACTAAACATATGGTACGTAGGTTATCGTAGTGGACAAAGGATAGGCAGGGTCGATGCTCAGGTATCCGGCATTCGAAGCGTACTGACCAATGATCGGAGCATATGGGAGCAGTCCATAGGTGGCCTGTGCATCAGTGAGGCGAGGGTCTACGACACCGGGTACACGCTGTATCGCATCCGTCTGAGCGGTGAGATTGTAGACACCATTAAATGTCAGATTGCCGATGAAGTTATTGATCGCGGCCTCGACAGCTGGCTGCAATACCGCCAGATCGACGAGCGGATCATAGTAGATGGTGTAGGACAGGCGCAGCAAATCCGCAGTATAACTCACACAGGTGATCGCGGGGCCTGCATACTTGATCTTCTGATAGTAGGCATTGAAGGCTACGAGCTGCGGCGCAGACAGCGGAGCGATAGACGTACCGTCAAAGATCGCCGCCTTGATCAGTATCCCTGTGGCTCCGCGCTCGATGGCGGCGCATCTGTTTACGATGCGATTGGCAGGGGTCACGGTGGCATACTGCCATTTGTTATTTATCAGCGTCAGCGGGTCTCCGTATTGGAAAATGAAAGCCTGCTGCTGATACCAGAGCAGTGTGCCAGGTATCTTATTGGCTATCGTGGTATTGACCACATTCAGAAAGCTATCCCACAGCGTCTCCAGCGTATTCATAGACACTGCGACGATGTAGCACATGAGTCTCCAGACTGCCACGCGGCTCGGACTGTTGCCGAGATCGGTCAGAAGCTGCGGGAGGTTCTCCACTGTAGGCAGCAGCCCGGACAGTGATGTCATCGTGTTTTTCTCATTGACGATGCTCTGATATATTGTTGATACTGATCTTGCCATTTTAGGATATGTTTATTGTTAAAGTCATTGCGCTGCCTGTCACATCTCCATTGATATCAGCTCCGACATCTGTCCACTCGGCAGGGCTGAGCGGCGCCATAAAGAATAAGTAAATGTGATCGTACAGCGGCAGCGGCTCACTGACGAGCGAATCCGAGCTACCCATTGGATGATAGCTGGAGAAATCACCATTAAATGCGATGAAGTTTCTGCCACTGGGGAATGTACAGTTAGTCACGCTATACTCAGCAGTCGCACTGATGCTGAGACCTGAGATAGTGACTCCGTAGATCCCCGCAAACGAAGCCATTCGGATGATCGTCCCCGCTCCGTCTACCATCAGAAATAGCTGTGTAGCTACTGTGAATCCATCAGCAGTATGATATTGTACCCTGAAAATATAGGTACCTGCACCACGAGCGCTGAATGTATAATCTGTAGCTGCGGATATCGTATCAGATACGATGGAGGTCGGTGTCATGCCAGTCCAGAAGTCTCCTGTCACAGATGCAGGACTCATAGTATCTGTGCCGCTCAGCGTCAGCGAGCTAAATGGCACACTGAATGTCCAGTTGTCACCGCCGCCATTGGCTACAGTGACGGGCTCCAGTCCGAATGCAAAGCCGGAGACATGCGTCAGTACAGTGCCGCCTTTCGGCTTGATCCCTGCGGCTTTGATATCGGCCAGCATCTTAGCATCTGTCGGAGCGCTTTTGATCAGCAGTATCTGGCCTCCGGTGAGGATGGTCGCGTAGCCATCAGCAAGCGCATTGTCAGCGATCAGCGCAGCTGCACCCTCGACACTACCGTACTCCTGCACGGCGATGTCGAAGATGTTTTGTCCATTCTCTACAGTGATCTGTCTCATTTCTTTTTAAAATTGATCTTCATCAGCAGCTCGCCCTGATGCGTCAGGTTCTTAGCGTCAAATCCATATCCGATCATAAACCTGTCAGCGATCACGACATCAGCCTTGAGGCCGAGGCCCCAGTAGTTCTCTTTGCCGAGACCGAAGGCTCCGGCATATACCTGAAACATAGCCGAGCGCGGATGCTCTACGACGGTAGTGGTCACGGTCTCCATGCGGATAGTCTCAGGTGTGAGGTTGACGTAGTTTACTTTCCAGTCTACGACCTCATTGCCTGTCACGGTGGCGTGAGCTTCGGCCCTGTAGTGATTCGGGACGAGCGTGTCGACGCAGTAGAAGTTTGTATCCGCACAGTTAGCGCCGCTCAGGGTCTCGCAGCTGCCCAGCTCCATCGCCTTCGCGCTGTGATCCTCTGTGTGACGGATCCTGACAGATGCCTTATTGAAAACGGGCTTCATCGCCGTGTCCCTCACTGCGATCACGGAGTCGCGGTACGTGATGACCGTCGACTCCGTGACAGGCGGACAGTCTGCACGGTGCACTTTGATGCCTACGGCAATACTCGTGCAGAGTAGCACGAGCAGCACCACGTTCAAAGCAGCTGATATGATAAAAGGTTTGTTCATGGCTTGCTGGTAGCTACCATCGCTATTTGATTGTTCTGAAAGAATACAAAGTCGGTCATGCGGTTAAACCATCCATCGGTGAAAGTCCAGAGGCTCGTAGTATGCTGCGGCAGGTGGCTCAGAAACTTAAAGCGGTCAGTGATCAGCGTCTGATACAGCTCCTGCTGATTGGCTCTGTTGATCGCCAAAAGCGTACCCACTCCGAATACGCCGTCTACCTGTATGCCGAGTGCCCGCTGCACATCCCGGATCGGGATGGCTGCACCGCTACCCCAGCACCACTCTGCGAGCACCTCGGCGATGTTCTGGTTCTTGATCTGGTCACCGTGTACGACATCCCAGTAGCCGTCTTTGTAGATATGCTCCCACTTGTCTGTGGGCATGATCATAAACTCAGGGTGCGTATTGCCCCCGTAGTAGTGTTTCCACGTCCTGTAGGTGATGCCCTTGTTGGTTTCGCCTCCGGGGTCTTTAGGATTGTTTACCCAGCCGCCCTCCCACTTCAGTATGAACGGGACGATACGGTGACAGTCCGCACTGTGGCAGACTGTAGACAAACAGAGTAGTAGGATGATGAGTGCTCTCATTTTTTCTTTTCTATTTTGGTTTCGCTCTCCAGTATGCCTTCGTACAGGGCCGTAGCCGGAGGCGTAGATTTCTTAGTATCCTTTTCGATCACCGTGAGGCGTACCTCGTGATCCCATATCTTCTCGTGATCCTTCCACAGCAGCCCGAATGAGCCTCCGCTAAACATGACCGTCAGCGTGAGCATGGCGGTGTGAATGAGGTTTTTAGGTGTATTGTCTGCTGCTGCCATCTTAATAGTTTGCGTCTATGTTTATACCATCCGATCCGACACTGAGGTTTTGCACGATCATGCCGTCGCGGACTAATTCTTTTCTCATCGCCCTGAGCAGATCGCCGGGGCCTTCGTCATCCAGATAGCTCTGGGCACCTATGCCGATCAGCGGATTCTGCTTGTAGTCTCCGGGCTCAGCCATTAGCAGATGCTTCTGATGCTGCTGCGTACTATCGCCTACGGCAAAATCCCCGTCACGTATGATCAGGTCATTGTCGTCACCGAGTAGTATATCTGTTACTTTCATTACCCTATGGCACTTATCAATGAATCAGTTATCGCTTTCTCGATCATCTCTTTAGTCGGAGCTCCATGTATTTCTATTTTCTCGACCAGAGTCTTGATATTGATCTGCTGTCCGCGCTTACTGCGTATGATTCTCGTTGGTTGTTTGCGTCCTTTTTTCATATTGTTTGTTTTTTATTTAGCTGTAGCGCTTGCGATAGCCCTTGTCATTCCCTCCTCGACGGCGCGTTCTATCTGCGTTTGCATTTCGGCTACGCCGCCATATATTTTGATCTCCAGAGTCTCTATCATCTTGCCGACTGTCACGGTTATATTTTTGACACCGCCACCGCTCACGGCGTTCAGTCCTGCTTCTGTTTTGGCTCCGGCTTCCTTGTCGTCTTTTTTGTCATCAGCTGCCGAGTCTACCTTACTGTTTTTGTAGTTATCCTTCAGCAGCTCCTCAGGAGTCTTTTCTTTCTTGGTATCATTGGTGACTTTGATCTCATGATCCTTATTCCAGCTCTTAGTGCCTTCGGCTTCGCCCTTCTTGTATGCACCGCCGATGTCAGCGCCTTTGAATGCCTTCACGCCCTGGACTACCATGCCCACGGGACTCAGATTGAGGGCGAGCTGACCTGCTGCCTTGGCAGCATCGGCCCAGCGGCCCTCCTTGATCGCGGCGATCGCGTCACCGATAGGCGAGAAGATGGATTTAAACAGCGATCCAATGGCAGTGAAAACGACTTTAAATGTCTCCCACAGTCCGTAGATCACTTTGCGGAATCCCTCGAAGTTTTTCCATGCATAGATCACACCTGCCACGAGTGCGCCGATAGCCAGTACGACCCAGCCGACAGGTGAGGCGTAGAAGGCTGCATTCAGTGACCACTGAGCCACGGTGAGGGCACCTGTCACGACTCCGAGCACCGTCTTGGCACCTGCCAGTATCGTGGTGGCGATGGTCTCGCGCATCATCCATGTGTAGCTGAGCACCTGCCATATCTGATATGCCTTGTAGGCAGCAGCAGCACCGAGCACGAAGCCTGTCAGCTCCTCCAGTATGTCGGCGTTCTTTTCGGCCCAGCCGCATAGCACGGTGAAAACAGAGACCGTGTAGTCCAGTCCCTTATTGAAATAGTCCATGCTCATGGTGAGCACCTTGACGCTGCCGTCTACGATCGGCATGAACTTCGCGCCGATGGTGACGGCGAGGTCTTCGACTTCTGCCTTCATGGTTACCCACTTCTGTGTAGGTGTCTGCGCTGCTTTAGCCAAAGTCCCGTTAAATATCCCTCCTGCTTTAACGCCCTCATCCAGTGCCTTATTAAGCACATCCATACTGATCGCGCCATCTGCAAGCTGCTTCTGCCAGTACTCATCCGATGAACCTGCGAGCGTCTGCATGAGTGCGAGCGGTTTGAACCCATTATCCGTCATGGTCTTGAGCGTCTCAGTGGTGAGCTTGCCTTCTTTCTGCACGGTGGTGAATGCCTCCGTGAGTGCGTCAAACTTCTCGCCACCGCCTCCGGCTACCTCGCCGATGTTCTTGAGCATCGGGCTGATGGTGTCCTTGTCAGCTCCTGCGGTGAGGAGATTCTTAGCAGCAGATACGACACTGCCGCCGAGTTCTACGCGAAGCTTCTTGATGTCCTCGTAGACTTTGGCCCCGGTATTGAGGCCGAGGAGGTCGGTATAGTCGATCTTGGCTTTGGAGTCCTTCATGCCCATAGCGATAGATGCCATGATGCCAGCTCCTGCGATGACGAATGGATTTTTGATCAGCTTGCCGATACCACCGAAGGCACTTTCGACTCCTTCGGGTATGGCAGATTTGATCGCGTCGAAACCACCTTTGACGGCGTCAGGCATAGCATCCTTGAGGCCGTCGAGGGAGGAGAGGCTGCTGCCTAGTTTCTTGGTAGCATCAGTAGCGGACTCAGCAGCGCCTGTCAGTTTCTCCAGTGCGCCTTTGGCACCCTCAGAGCCTCCTGCGATCTTGGAGAGTGGCCCGGAGAGGCCATCCTTCATTTTCACTAAATACTCTACTGCTGCGCCCATTGCTTAGTTTCCTTTGTTGTGTTTAGCCTCCTCTTTGCGTATCCATACGAGTTCGTTGAATCGCATGGCATACTGATCGTCCGTGAGTGTGTCCGGGTCTATGTGAAAATAGTAGCGGAGCATGGTGTCTACCTGCCGGAGCAGGTCATCCTCCGCTACTGTGTATTCATCTAGCTTTTTTTTAGCTCGACGGTTTTTACCTGAATGAGGTTTTCGAGAAACGGAATGGCATTCAGGAAGTAGTCGTCATCGTTTCTGATCTCCTCGTCACCTTCGAGCCATACCGCGTCCAGGATTGCCTCCTGTATCTTGATATAGTCTCCCTGTCCGACCGTACGGGCGAGGGATGCGACATGGCGGTCAGGCTTGCGCAGGAATGCTGTCTTATCACCGACCTTCAGTACGAAGATTTCCGTGAGTGGTATCTTCTTGCCTGTAGCATCCGGGCGAGCGTGGGTCTTCTTTAGTTTTTCGATCTTCGCTTCGAGCGCCTTCGCTGTTTCGAGATCCTCATTCGTGGGCTGTACCGTTGTTGTTTGTTCGTGTCTTTTCATTAGATGGATGTTAAGCCAAGAAAGATAATAGGGAGTGTGATGGGCATACTCTTGGCACCTTGCTCCATCCCCTTTTCATACTTCGTAAACTCTACGCCGAGCAGCGAGTCCGTCTGTATCAGACGGGCACCTTTCGCGCGGTAGTTTGCGATCACCACGACGGAGATGTCGAGGATGTCGCTACCACCTGATGCGCGAGCTGCTTTGTTCAGATCGTCGAGCAGTCCTTTCAGGATGGTGATCTCACCCTCGTAGGATACATTGCCACGCTGGACGCTCAGTGGCTCATTGCCAGCGGCGTGGATGACCTCCTTCTCCTGTGTACGGCTGTACTTGAGGCCCTGCACCTTGCCGAGCTTGACACCGTCGATGAAGATTTCGAGGTCATTCCATTCACATTCTTTGCTATCAAACATTATTTATGTTTTAATTGGTTTTTAAATACGGTTTAAGCCAATGCCGGATTGTCAAATCCGAGGTTGACCACGATGTTGCCATTATAGCCCACCGGAGTGATCGTCAGGGATACCATCGTCTGATTGGTAGAGAGTACATTCTGCGTCGGGCTGATGAAGCACTTGACAGCGCTGATCTCTCCGCCTGCAGTCATGGAGCCGTTGATCTGTCCTTCGATCTTGGCCTCCAGGGTCTTGATCAGTCCCTGAGAGAGGGTGCCGTCAGCATTGACCGTGATCTCGTCGTCCAGCTCCTCGACGAAGGTGACATAAGCCAGTACCTGCGCCTTGTCTATCACCCGTCCGCGGGATATGAAATGATAGTCGTCCGTGTCTGCTGCGCAGGTATGGTCACCGCTCCAGTAGTAGCCTACTTTATTCGGGAATTTACGCGGTACATTATAGCCCTTGTCATGCATCACGCCGAGTCCGCTGAATGTGTCTACCTGAGCGGAGCCGACATACATGGTCACAGGCTTGAGCGGCCCGTCCTTGACGCGGCTCGCCTTGCGCTGTACGGGGATCGCTGCGAGGCGTCCCAGATACTCACCGACACCGCATGAGCCATCGTCCAGCGATCCTCCGGTCACGATGCCGACACGATTGTCGGTCATGGTAGTGAGATCGGTGAGGTCAGCCTCTACACCTGAGAAGGCGCGGCCCTCGATCAGTGCCCTGAGCGGTGTCTGATTGTGTGCGAAGTCCGCAGCGAGCGCCTGTGCATTCGGTATGGCATCAAATACGTCAGCGTCGATACCCGCAGTCACGTCGAGCGTGTAGCCTCCCGGAGCCGCGAAGTATGAACCCGCGATCCTGATGCGGCCCTGCGCATAGTTGAGCAGCTGGGTGATGCTATTGGTATTAGTACGATCCCACATGTCGGCCTGCGTCATGGTGTCCGGCACGAGCATGATGTATAGCTCGGCGCCGTCTCCAGCCTCTGCGTAGAACTCACGAACCTGACGGTATGCGGCAGGGTTGTCTACCGGGGTGATGCCGATATTGACAGCATCCTGTAGAGAGGTGATGAGGCGCGGATCATTGATACCGATCTTGCCGCTCACTGCGACTCCGGTTCCGATGATACCTGCTACACCCTCGGCGAACTGGATCAAGCCTCCTAGCTGTCCGTTCAGTAAATTTATCCTTACGTTTGGTAAACCCATTTTTTGTGATGATTAAATCAGGCTGCGAGCATCCTCCCCGCAGCCTGACTGATGAATGAATTATTTGTTTTCTGCAGCGGCGGCTTTGCCAGCAGCTTCCTTGTCGGCGAGAGCTTTATCAGCAGCGGCCTTGTCAGCGGCCTCCTTATCGGCGGCAGCTTTGTCAGCAGCAGCTTTCTTGTCAGCAGCGGCTTGTTGTGCCTTTGTCAGTGGCTTTTCTGATGGTGTCTTGATCTCTGCTTCTATAGACTCCTCGCCTGTCCAGGCTTCGGCCTCTGCGCGGGTGATGGTGGTGACATCAGTGCCGAGGTGAGCTGCGTGAGCATCAGCATACTTTTTCTCAAAGAAATGCTGTCCGTCAGTGGTGACGTGTACCTCATTGCGGATATAGTTTCCGTCCTCGCCTTTCTCGGCGTTCTTAGCGAAAATCCTTTTAGCTTTTTCCATATTGATTTTTTGATTTTGATTTTTTTTATTAACGTTTTGCACCCGGAAACCCCGCTCACTTGTGGTGGCGGGGCTCCTTCGAACAAAAACAAACAGTGGTTAAGCTGATGCTGCCTGTACGGCGACGATGATACCGCTGTTGTCAGCACGGCGGCGACGGCCACCGAGACGGAGCAGAGCAGAGTAGATATCACCCTGATATTCGGCACGATCCTGATTTTCAAAGAACTTGACTTCACCCAGGGCGCGAGTGACCGCATCCCTGTGCCAGAAGATCGCGACATCATTGGTCGTGTCGTCTATCGCTGCACCGTAGGCGCTGATAGTGGTAGTGGTCACTCCTCCGGGAGCGGTAGTCTCGGCATAGGCTACGGAGCTGCGCTCGTAGAATGTGAAACCTGCATACTTTCCTATCACTCCGGTCTCTTCATTGTAGAACTGATTGAAAGCATTCTGCTGTGAATCAGTGAGAGAGTCGGTGAACTGCTGCATCATGTCAGACGAGAGGAGGCAGAAGCGATCAGTAGTAGGGACATTTTGCTTATTCAGCTTAGTCATGATCTTCTTGACATCCTTATAGGTAAAGGCTTTCCTATTGCCTACTGCACCTTCGATAGCTGGTACTGCTGCACCTGTAGTGTAGTAGTAGGCTGTCTGCGGCAGGGCTGCAAGCCATGACAGGATGAGGTTATCTGCTGCTACTGTCGCGAGGGCACCTGAGTGATCACCATAGACGCTATTGATCTTGTCATAGCTCGGCTCGACCTTTTCCGCATCGGTGATATGAGTAGGATCAGTAGAGTAGACATCCAGTGCATAGAGTACATCAGTATCCGCACGTCTGACTGCGACAGCTGGAAATACCGTTCGGTTTTTAACTACCGTGGGCAGTGCACCCGGCTGTGGTATATGGACGATCTTACCTCCGAGTACCTTGTCGTCATCGCTGAAACAAGATTGCATGAACTGATTTAGTTTCCACAGACGCTCTAAGATATAGTTCGCCCACATTTCGACCTCGACACCGTTCCTTACTGAGGTTCTGGTAAAGTGGGGCTGTCGGAAATAGGCCACAGAGAAGACCATTGTAACGATGAGCGCGAGCATCAGCACTGCGGAGTTGATCCCGAATGCTGACAGCTTCGATATCATCGGAGATGCTATCAGCAGGAATGCCAGAAAGGGTATAAAGAATTTGAAAATGAAATTTTTCATGATATTGATTGTGGTTTTAAATGAAAATTAAATGGTGATTTTATGCGTGATCGGCTTAGACGTTCTTAGGGTCTTTGCCAAATTTTTCCCTGAACTTGAGTTTGTAAGTCTCGGTATCGTTCTTCAGGAGATATGGCAGTTCACCCGATCTGAAGAGCTCATCGTATGACTTGGCTGCGAGCTTGACGAGTTTTTCGTCTGCTACTGCGCCGCCTCCGCCGCCCTGCTCCAGTTGAGACTTGATGGTAGCCGGAGCCTTCATCGCGTCCAGTACCTGCTTGGTGCCTTCGAAATCAGCCTTTGCGAGGCGGATGTACATGTCCTTTTGCGAGAGCGTGATCTTACGCATCTTGACGGCTGTGTCGGCGAGAGATACACATTTCTCCTCCTGTGCCTGCTCGTCGGCGAGCTGCTGCTGCTCATCCATATCGGCGAGCTTCTGAGTGCTGTCGGCGAGTGCCTTCTGGAGGGCGAGGATGAGCGCTACCTTCTGATCGTCGTCGAGATCAGCGGGGTCGGCATTCAGATCGACGTCTGCATCCGGCTCGTCATCCGCTGCCGGATCATCTGCCAGTTTCAAAAGAGCTTTCGCAGCAGCGAGATCAGCTGCCTTCGGCGCTTTGGACGCTATAAACGTGGACTTGCTTTTGTCAGCGAGTTCGACCGTTTTTTTCGCAGCTGCTATCTGTGCTGTTGTGGGTTTTGTCTTCATTTTTGATTTTTGAATTATTGGAAAAAGTTTATCGTATGTCTCCTCGGAGAGATGGATCGTATTGAAGTCATGATCGTAGAGCGCTACGCCGAGCGAGTCGGGATTTGATCCGATGTCGCAGATGCTTGCCTCTTTGAGTTTCCACTTGGTGACTGTGGGGCGCTCCTGTCCGGGCAGCAGATCGGCCTCCTCGATGGAGACCTCTATCGGCTCGGCACCTGCGCTGCACATCTTGAGAAAACCCGCCTCTACCTTATTGTAAATCTTCATGGCGAACTCATCGCCATCGTCAAAGAACGGAGTAGCCCAGATGTTGTCACCCTCGACAGCGAGGTCGACCCAGTTGCCGATAGGGAGCAGCTGATCTGTGCTGTTGCCCTTTGGCCTGATGTGATTGAACAGCATCAGAGGGTTCTCATTGAAGTCATCCAGCACCACGCCGGAGGTGAGCATTCGGAAGCCCTGCGAGTTGAGACCGCTGGTAGAGATGATGAAACGTTTGCTGCTTTTTGGCATGTTTTAATGTCGTTTGACAGGGCAAACATCATATCTATTTTTGGCGCAGAAAAACGAACAATTTGCATTAATCGCCTAATTGTACCATTAAGTTTCGCGCCGCGTACCGATTCAAATACTTCCTGTGATAGCCTAGCTACGCTAGGTCATATTTGCATCATGGGAGGGCGTGATGAGCGTCTGCGGACACACACGAAAACCACGTCAGAGCTACCGTAGCGCCCTCCCTTTCTCTATAAAAATCATACATGGCTGAACTCACTAACCAACAGAAAAAAGACTGGGCGAAAACGCTCTACACAAAGGAGAATCTGACCCAAAAGGAGATCGCCTCGCGTGTGAGCGTCAATCCTAACACGATAGGCCGATGGGTGCAGGAGGGCGAGTGGGATAAGCTGCGTATGAGTATGCTCATGACCCGCGAGGAGCAGCTGCGCAATCTCTACATGGAGCTACAGGAGCTGAATGAGTATATCAAGACGAAGGACAAAGGATTCCGCTTCGCAGACAGCAAGGAGGCAGACACGCGCCGCAAGCTGATCAGAGACATAAAAGACCTCGAAACGAAAGCCTCCATCGCGGAGATCATCGAGACGGCTAAGAAGTTCATCACATGGATCAAGCTATTCGACATGGAGCTGGCAAAGAAGATATCAGCGCTATTTGATGACTTCATAAAGGATAACCTGAGATGAAAGCAGAAGACAAACAGGCGCTCGCCTCCTGGGAGGAGTTTCGCAAGTCGATCAGGGAAAGTACGCCCGTCGATGAGGAGGAGAAACACGCTGACAAGCTGCGCCGTATCGCTGCGCTCGAAGCCGATCCACAGGCGTGGAAAGAATACTATTTCCCGAAATTTTTCAGCTCGCCATCACCCGACTTTCATCTCGAAGCGAGTGAGCGGCTGCATGATAACCTGAAAACAAACAGGCACTGGTATGAGGTGAGGCACTGGGCGCGTGGACTGTCGAAGACCACGACGGCGATGTTTGACGTGCTCTATCTGGTCATGACCGGGCAAATGACAGCGCCGATCATCTACACGAGCAGCACATTCAGCGTGGCGGATGCCTTCCTCACCAAATATCAGTGTCAGCTGGATAGCAATCAGCGACTGATATCAGACTACGGCGTACAGGAGCAGCCCGGATCGTGGGCTACAGGAGACTTCACCACGACGAAGGGTGTGCGTTTCATCGGTATGGGTGCAGGACAGGCTCCGCGCGGATCAAGCAGCGAGGAGCTGCGGCCCGGATGCCTGATCATGGACGATTTCGACACCGATGAGGAGTGCCTGAATACGGAGATCATAGACAAGAAATGGAAGTGGTTTGAAAAGGCCCTGTTTTTCACCGTCGACGTATCAAAGCCCTACCTGATCCTGTGGCTCGGCAATATCATCGCCGAGGACTGCTGCATAGTCCGTGCCTCAAAGATGGCTGACTACAGCGAGATCATCAATATACGAGATGAGTATGGCGTCTCCGTGTGGCCTGAGAAAAACAGCGAGGAGGACATAGACTACCAGATATCAAAGGTGAGCTGGGAGGCATCGCAGTCGGAGCTGTTTAATAATCCCGTCGTCCAGGGCAAAGCATTTCCCGAAATGAAGTATGGCAAATGTCCGCCTATCAAGGAGTGCCCCTTCATAGTAGTATACGCCGATCCCGCGACGAGCAACAGAGACAAGCCGACCGTCAAATCAAAGGCGCTGAACTCCTGCAAATCTGTGGTTGTAATAGGCTTCAAAGGGCCATTCAGATACGTGTATAAGGCGTATGTGGACAATATGAATCAGAGCCACTTCGTCGACTATCTTTTCGCGGCGCGGACGTACGCTACAGGTGCGAAATCGCTCTTTACCTTCATAGAGAATAACTCGCTGCAAAATCCATTCTACGAGCAGGTGCTGAGACCTGCCATATCACGCAAAGGACGCGAGATCGGCAATGCGCTCGCCATCACGCCCGATGCCCGTGACAAGGGAGACAAGTACACCCGTATCGAAGCCACACTGGAGCCGATCAACCGCATGGGAAATCTGATTCTGAACGAGGAGGAGCGAAATGACCCTCACATGAAGCGACTGGAGGCACAGTTTAAGGCAGCAGGGCCAAACAGCAAGACGATGGACGGCCCCGATGCAGTCGAGGGCGCAGTATGGATCATCAACAGCAAGGCCGCAGCACTCACGAGCACCAAAATGACCGTGATCAGGCCAAATAAAAATCATTCATCAAAAAGAATATAAGATATGCCATTTCTGACACCGGATGACCTCAAGACACATATCTACGGCGGCGTAGTGACGACCATATCGCGCACAGATGCCGACCTGCTACAGGCGGCTGTCGATACGTCGATAGCACAGGTCAAGGGCTACATGAGCCGCTACGACTACGCGCAGATTCTCGACAATGTAAACGCCCTGCCCGGCTACGTGAAAGACCCGATACTCCTCATGTATGTCAAGAACCTCGTCAAGTGGCATTTCATCGTACTGGCGAATCCGAGCATCGACTATGAGGATGCCAAGACGCGATTCGCAGAGGCGATACAGTGGCTGAAAGACGTGCAGTCGGGCAAGTTCGTGCCGGATGGCTGGCCCCCGGCTGTGGTAGCAGAGAAGGCGACATTTTTTCACACGAGCAGCGCTCCGAAGCGCCTAAACAGATTTTAAGCGATGGCAGAAGAGACCCCACTATTAAACCCGGTGATGACCGATGCAAACAAGGCATTTAACGGCCTCCAGAAGGCTGACGTAGATGCAGACGGCAAGCCCCGCCCCGTGATCATACAGCAGCTGACCGTACGCCCTGCCAATAGGATACCGCTCAGCATAGGTCAGTGGCGCAGCGATCACAAGAGCGCTGATGCACTGATCCCGCGCCGGGTGCAGCTCTATGATCTGTACCTCGACATCCTGCTCGACGCTCACCTCGCAGCCGTGGTCAATAAACGCATCATGGCAGTGACAAACGTCGACTGGGTATTCACAGACAAGGACGGACAGGAGGTAGACACCATCATGAAGTGGATAGACACTCCGGCATTCGAGACGGTGATCACGGAGATACTGAACTCGAAGATGTGGGGCTACACGATGCTGGAGTTTCAGTTTACAGACGAGGGACTCGGCGTCTATCTGATCCCGCGCAAACATATGCGCCCTGAGCAGGGTATGGTATCGACGCAGCAGACGGCAAACTTTGGCTTTAGCATCCGTGAGGGTGTCTACGCCGATACGGTGCTCGAATGCGGCGGTGAACCTGACCTCGGACTCCTGCTGATCGCTGCGCCCTACGTGATCTATAAGCGTGACACCTTTGCGGACTTCGCGGAGTTCATCGAGGTATTCGGATCACCTCTGATAGATGCCATGTGGGACGGTGCAGATGAAAATCAGCGCATCCTGCTGGAGCAGATGTTTGAAAAGCTCGGCAATAGTGGCAGGATCATACGCCCTGCGGGTACTGAGGTGAAATTCATCGAAGGTGGTAGTAACAATCCTACAGGACAGCTATTCACCGCGATGGTCGACCTGTGCAATGATGAGATCAGCAAACTGATACTCGGACAGACGGAGACCACACAGAGCAGCGACACGAGCGGCTATGCTCAGGCGAGTGTACACGCAGACGTGGAGAATGATATCAACAAAGCTGACCGCAACTTCGTGCGCCGCATCCTCAATAAGCGCCTCGTCAGGATATTCGAAGCAAACGGCATCGACACCAAGGGCGGCAGATTCAGTATCAAGGTCAATGAAAAGGTCAACGAGAAAGACCGGATCGCGATAGACGCACAACTGAAAAATGATATCGGACTGCCGATGAGTGACGACTATTTCTACGAAACATACGGTGTCAAAAAGCCCGACAACTATGAGGAGCTGAAAGGCAAGGGCGCAGGTGAGGACGCTACCACCACTGATCCGCCGAAAACAGATCCTGACACGCCTCCGGCTCCTGCATCACCTCCTAAACCAGAAGCATGACATTCTCATTTGTAGATTTATTTCAGGCTACGTGGGGCTACAGGCCGCAGGCCATACAGCTGACCGATCCCGATGGCTCGAAAAATTTCCGTGTCACGGATGGCGGAGATTTTAAGTTTAAAGACGTAAACCAGAAGTCCAAGAAGGGCAAGTATGGCGACTACTACAAAGCCGATCTGATGGGCCGCATGGTCTTCATGCCTGTCACCCTGGGCGGATTGTTTCTGCCCTACTCGTGGATCAGCATCAGCGGCAGCAAGAAGATAGTAGAGACACCGATGACCGAGCGCCGTGGTGAGGTCAATGAGATCATCAGCGCCGAGGACTATAAGATCAGCCTGAAAGGCTTCGTGATCGGTCAGAATGGAAACTTCCCTGAGGCGGACATCGAAGACCTCAAGACGCTGTTTGAAAAACAGCAGTCTGTGGAGCTGGACTGCATCCTCTCGGATATATTTCTGCTGAGCACAGAGCACGGCGGTCAGGACAAGGTGATCATCAAGACCTTTGACATGCCGGAGATGCCCGGTGTGGAGCATGTGAGGGCCTTCGCGATGGAACTCAAGACGGATCAGATTTTCACACTCGAAATAGCATAAATGGCATTCACACTCGGCAGTCAGTTCAATATCGGCGCGTACAAGTTCAAAGGATGCAATGATCTCAAGATCACCAAGACCATACACGACTATGTGCAGAAGGCCGTCATCAAGCTGCCGACCTCTGCCGTGCTGAAATGCGATGAGAAGCAGACAGAGAGTGTGCAGACTGCAAAGACCTTCAATGTCGGTGACAAAGTCAGCATTCAACTGGGATATAATGGCGATTTAAAGCAGGAGTTCGTCGGCTTCATTTCCAATATCAATTTCATCACGCCCGTAGAGATCGAATGCGAGGGCTACTCATGGCAGCTGCGCCGCAAGACCAATATCAAGAAGAGCTGGGCGAGCACCACGCTGCAGGAGGTGCTGCAGGAGGTCGTATCGGGCACGGATATCAAACTGCATCCCGACATCCCCGATATGCCGCTCAAAAACATCGTCATAAACAACGGATCAGGTACGCAGGTGCTGGACTATATCAAAAGCCTGCTGAAAGGCGCTCTGACGGCGTTTTTCATCGATGATACGCTGTATATGGGACTGAGCTACTACGACACTGCTCATGTCACTACCAAATATCAGCTCGGATGGAATACCATCGACGCGAATGATCTCAAGTTCAAACGGGCAGCGGACACCGTGATCAATATAGAGATGAAATACCGCGACAATACCGGGCAGCTCATCACGACCAATCAGGGCAAGAAGGGCGGAGCCGTGCGCACGGATACGATCAGTGTCGTGTCGAGCAGTGAGCAGCTCACCAAGATCGCCAAGGCCAAGCTGCTACAGGAGAGCTTCGACGGATACGAGGGGACGTTCACGGCGTTTCTCGTGCCCTACTGTCAGGCGGGATACCGCTGCGAGCTGACAGACAAACGATACCCGGAGCGGTCGGGCAATTATTATATAGAAAGTACCGAGACGACCTACGGCATGGGAGGTGCGAGGCGTAAAGTAGGTATAGGATTAAAACTCAGCTGATGGATCAGAAGAAAATAAAGCAGATACGCGAGGGCATCGCCGAGCTGGGCAAATCCGATGCCTACGAAATCTACACAGGCAATGTAGACAGCGTGGATGCTGACACCAAGACATGCAAAGTGCTGATCAATGACGATCTGATACAGCCTGACGTGCGCCTCCGCATGGCTACCGAGGGCGATGTCGGTATGTGGATACTGCCAAAGAAAGGAAGCTACTGCGCCATCGCCAAGATGGACGGCGGGACGGACTACTGCCTGATCCAGTGCTCGGAGATCGACAAACTGTATGTCAAGATCGGTGATATGAGCTTTGAGATGACAAAGGATGGCGTGGTATTCAACGGCGGCAATAATAAGGGCATGGTACTCACTGACAAGGCCGTCGAGCGATGGAATAAGCTGGAGGATGATGTCAATCAGCTGAAACGGATCTTATCCGCCTGGACTCCTGTCGCGCAGGATGGCGGAGCGGCCCTGAAAGCGGCTGCGGCTCCGTGGTTTGGTGCTCAGCTCGTGAAAACCCTCGACACAGACGTCAAAAATGACAAGGTAAAGCAGTGATATGGACTTCAAAGAGTTTAACAACAGGATACAGGACATGTCTGCGAAGGCAAAAGGCACGATCGGCAAGCCGCTGACGCAGAAAATAGCGAAGTACAGCGTGATCCTGATCGACGACAACCTCAAATCGCGCAGCTGGGAGGGCATGTCGTGGGCCAAAACGAAGGAAGGCAAGCCCGTCAAGACCGATGACCTGCTAAAAAGCATCCAAAACAAGACCACTGACACAGAGATCAAGGTCAGCAGCACTGCGAAATATGCCCGTGCGATGAATGAAGGATACCGGGGCACTCAGAATGTGAGGGGATTCACGACGCGAAAGGGAGCCGTGAGGCCATTCACGAGGCGCGGATACATGCCACGCCGTCAATTCATGCCCTACGGAGGCCATACGAGCCCGAAACTGGATAGAAAGACCACCCAGCTGATCACTGACCAGCTGACCACATTATTTACTCTTTAAATCGCCATTTTATGAACTCACGTTTTGCAAATATCTTTCTCGCCCTCATGGCACGGATACAGGATCAGGTGCCGGAGATCGTCTACATAGAACATGACCTCGGTCAGCTCGAAGGGTATGCCAGTCGTCCCGCGATGGCTTTCCCCGGTGTATTGGCTGACTTTGACGGATGGACATTCGGTGAGCTGGGCGATAATACCCAGACAGCTGTGGGCGATGTCGTGATCAAGCTCGCATTTGCGCAGTTCGGCAAAAGCGACAGCATGACGCCGGAGGACTGGAGGCGCGAGGCGCTCAGCTACTACGATATAGAGTGGGCACTGAATAAGGCGCTGCACGGATGGAGTCCGATGGATACCGTCGGCCATCTGATCCGTACATCAGTCATCACCGAGAACCTGCCGATGGGTGTGAGGCTGCGGACACTGCGGTACAGCCTTGCCTTTGAGGATGGAGATACGGAGCCGGAGTATGGCACGATGCCGAGACCGGAGCCACAGATCAGATAAATGAGAAAGCCCCTCGATGGAGGGGCTTTCTTTTTGTTCGGGCTGCAACCCTCTCAAAAAATAAAACAAAACGAAAATCTTTAGTGATCATTCGGGAATCCGATACCCTTTGTACTGTGAATGAATTGACCATTTGAGGAGCCTACCATGCAGCGCATGTCGACTGCTGCATTGATCACAGAGTCATGAGTATTTCGGCAGCTGAAATCCATGTGGATGACGTAGGCGGTATCCTGCTCCATGTGAAAGCCGGAGGAGATATACCTGAATGAGGCGGGATGCTTTAACCATGTTTTGACATCATGCTCCAGTATGACAGGCTCATTATTTTCGCCACTGAAATCGCTGCGGGTGATAGCGATGCTGTCCTTATACCTCTGCGGCATGGCGTCAAATGCTTTCTGCTTTGCCTTGAACTCGTCGAGCGAGTTGGTACAGGAGCTGAGGCAGAGGGAGAATGCAAGGAGGAGAAATAAACTTTTCATTTTGTTGATTTGGTTTTGTGAATATAAATATTAATTCTTTTTGGGATTCCAGACGAGGTGTGGGTAGAGCTTGGCGAGCTGTGCGGGTGTGGGATTATGCTCGATGATCTCGGCGAGTTTCTTCTGATTCTCTGCCATGACTACCACGAGGCGATGCTCTGTCAGAAAGAACTCGCGCTCCAGCTGCTTGAGGGCGTCGTCGTAGCGCATCCGCTGGATATTGGCATAGTAGAAGAACCTGTAGGCGAGACACAGGTCACGCTCCGGCTTGTAGTGATTGCGAGCGCGGTAGTCGTCGGGCTTTGGTGCCTTATCCTTCTCGACGAAGAGTCCGAATAGTGTGTTTGTTCCTCTCATGGGTTAGTCTCTGTTTTACGTAGAAATATGATTCGTGAGGTCACCTGCTTCATTGTGGGGCGCTGCCAGTGATGATGATCGCGGTCGCGTACTTTGTAGCCGTCTTTATCGCGGGTAACCTCGTGGACGACCTTCTTTTTGTCTCCTGCAAAGTAGAATCGGTCGCCATCCTCCAGATCAGTGAAGGCGTATTCTTTTTTAGCTATCTTAACCATTATTCCAGCGTTCAGATGATAAATATGTTTCGGGGAGCTGCTTGTTTTGCCACTTCGGGCGGGTGCCTTCGTAGATGCGGATGTACTCCAGGGCCTTGATGCGGTTTTCTTTGCTCATGCGTGACCATGTGGAGGCGGCTCGCTTCTTGGTGCCCTCCTTGAATGCGTACATGTCCCAGAAGGTCTCGAAGCCGAGATCGGTCGGCGTGACGGTGATCGTCGTCGTCGCTGATCTGAACTTCTTGAGGTCGGCGATGGTCGTGGGCGTGTTTCGCGTGATGTACTCATGCTGCTCGTCGTCCAGCATGGCCCGGATATCAAAATAGATGAGCTTCATCGCAGCGTTGAACACGAATACGATCTCGCCCTTGAACTGTGGTGATGTGAGAGTGTGTGTGGTCATTGCAGTTGCTTGTCTATGTTATTGAAAATTCCCTGCACGATGGCTTTGCTGTATTTGTTGTCAGGGAGCGGACAGGCGGAGTAGTACATCATGAAGGCTGCGGCATCTGCTCTGGTGAGGGTCAGGGTGTAGCTGGGTTTTTTATCATCATGCATGTAGCGATTGCCGAGGCTGCGGTAGACCTCGAATACGAGGTGCTGCACCATCGCCGCGATAGATTTATTATCGCCGTCATATAGATGCAGATACTGCGCGATATATTTATTATCGCCGTCATACTGCGCATGAAACAATTTAGCCTGTGAGATGTACTTGCACAGCTCCGGTACTTCTGCGTTGTTTAATTTGAGTTTAACTGCCATTTTATTTTCCTTTTAGTGTGGTGAGGTAGTATTTGTTGAGCTGGGCGTATGCGGCTTGCAGTTCTGTTTTGTCCATATCGTTCAGGGCTTTCTTTGCAGCTGTACGCGTGGTGAGGTAGCCATTGAGACGGCTGTAGTCTATCTGCTTCTTACCTTCCTTGAGAACGAGTACGTCGTCCTTGTACTGATACCATCCGAGACTATGCGCGACGGCTATGATGCCGCGGCGGATGTTCTGACAGGCGGACTTCGTGGCATCCTGCTCGGTGGCCTGAGCCTTGAGGAAGCTGATCAGGTCGTCGCGCTGCGCGGAGGTCATATCCTTGAGGGAGGTTTTGGTCTGATCTCCGGTGTAGGAGATGACGACCTCCTCCTTGGAATCGGTACTCCATCTGAGCATCTTGATCAGGGTGTGAATTATGGTGTACTGCTGTCTATCTGACATGTGCGACGGTTTTGGGGTGAAGTAAATGTCCGATGTGCTCGCTGACGAGGGATACACCGAGTACGAAGTATATCACGACGCAGAATAGCGAGAGGCGAATGAGCAGCGGGTGCATCAGCTCAGTGATGATCTGTTTTTTGAGTTTTGGTGACATGATTTAGGCTTGTGATTCTTTTTTAATAAGGTCTTGCTTTACATTTGACCAATAATCCTCTCCTTCCGGCGTCTCATCCCACACAAAGGAAATCTGAAGAATAGCCGAGGCCTTTCTATTGATACACCCCAACAAAAGAGACCTAGGGTTTTGCTTTATTGCATTTATCAATGCACGATTGCGAATTGTTCTATCTTCTATCGTATCGAGGACTTCAAAATTTGTCATGATATTTGTTTTTTGTGGAGAGGGCGGGAATCGACATTTTGATTTTTATTTATTGATGATTTAAACGATGAATAAAGAGTCCGCTTCGCTCATATCTGACAGGGTTCCCATGTATTGTTCCCGGAAGGGACGCCTTTCGGCACAGACTGACCATTGTTTCTGGCACCTCACGGACTCTGATTTTTAGAGAGGTTTCACGTAGAACGATTCTCTCTGGTCGATGTCGAGGCCGACGTTGCCAAGTAGTTCATAGATGGCTTTGTTGTCTTTCTCTTTTTTGAGTCCCGCTTTGTCGATGGAGTATGCGATATTGACGAAAGGCCTGAGCGATCTGTATCCGAGCATGTCCTCTGCGATCTTCGACTCCAGCTTTTTGATCTCGGAGGCTTTGGCATCGAGGGGCAGGTCTATGATGCGGACGGCAGGAGGATTCAGGCTGTAGCCGATGGTACCTGTGCTGAGTGTGTAGCTGCGCGAGCCGAGGAATAAGCCGGGGTTCTCCTTCGCGAACTGCTCCAGGCGGTCGAGGCATTCGGTTTTCTTGACCTCGCAGTTTTTAAGGCTGTCGGCGAAGCTCTGCTCGACCAATGCGATACGCTTTTCCTTCCGGGCTTCGAGCTGCCTGATAGTGATATCGGCGTTAGTCCAATCCCTGAGGAGCTTTTCGGCTTCCTTCTGGGTCATGGGTTTTTGTGTGGGTGTGGCTGTTTTAGCTTGTCTCATGATTGTTGTTTTATTGATTTATGAATTGTTGACTCTCTGACGATCCGGGCGGCGAGGGCGGCGATGTCTATAGGTGGCCTCCCTCGTTTTTTATAGGTGCGCTTGACTTTCTCTTTGAATGGCTTCGCACTGAGCGGCGCTTCGAGCAGCCGCTGTACTTTTTCGAAGCCTTCGGCGACATGATCTGTGTCGATGACCTCTGTATTTCTGAAATCCTTTAGTGACCATGCGCTGTTAGTATTCGTATAGAGCGGGTTGACGTGAGCGGCATACTTCGGGTGCTGCGGCAGGGCTGAGATGGTATGATAGCGAGCGTCCAGATATTTCATGCGTCCGGTCATCTCGCCGATGCACCTTGTGATATCTACGATAGAGCGTCTGGCAGCTCGCATGGCATCGCGCGTATCCATGAGCATAAACTTCTGCTCCAGCAGATAGTCGTATTCCTTTTTGATATCTGCGAGCAGTTTGATATCTCCCACAGGTCTGGTCATGGTCTCGCTCATAGCTTTGTTCTCCATATCTTTTGTGTGGTGGTCATGAGGTGCATGTATGATTTGCAGAGGCTCTCGCGGCGTATCCCTTTGCTGTGGTAGTAGGTGTATGCGTTGAGGACATTGCGGGAGGGACGGGCATCGCGAGAGGCTCGGCTGAGATCATGGTAGGCGATGAACTCGGCGTCGCGCTGATACCACTGCTCGAACCACCACGCCCAGTAGAAGTGCATGTATCTGATCTCCTGTGTGGCGGCGATGTCTCCCATAGCCTGATGCTCCAGATAGTCGCATCCCGCATCTATGATGCCCCAGTACATGTCCTCCTCGCTGACTCCGGTCAGGCGGCTGATCAGTGCCTGATTGCGCTGGTATATCTCGTGTGTATCCTGCGGCTGCGGGGTGGCTGTCGGTTTGGCCTCTCTGATGTATTCCTTTGTTTTCATTGCTGTTTTTATTTGTGATCCCAGTATTCCTTTGCTCCTTTCTCGTATATCGTATAGTTTCCTGTCGGGCCTATTGATCTGCCCTGACTGAATGCTTTGTATCCCTGCACCCATATTTTCAAACCCACATTGTATTTCACTTGTCGGGCTGCACGTCCTTCGGGCTCTTTGCCATCGGCGTGGCTCGTGAAGATCAGCAGCTTGTTAGGGTGCTTATTTCTAAACTCCATGTACCGTTTGAAGTTGAGATCGGTATACTGAAAGCTGTCTATCACTACCACATGCGGGCTCTTCGGCTTTGCGAGCCTCTCAGACAGCTCGTCCATCGATTCGGAGATGATGTGTATGTTCCTTTTGACTTCGTCGGTCTTGACCCGTGCGTATGCGTCCTGCATGGATAGGTCATAGCCCTCCTCAAGGCTGTTATGTATGACTTTGAAATGCTTGGCGAGTTCCCTGATCAGCTGGACTGTGAATGCCGTCTTTCCGTTAGTGCTAGGCCCCCAGATCAGCCATGCTCCCTGCGCCTGCGGTGTACCGAATGCGTCGTACCATGCCCCGGTGAATGGGATGAGCTGGTATTTCTTTGCGGCAAGGTTGGTAACTGATAGGGCTTTTTTCATTTGTCGTACGGTCAGCGGTTTGTGAGGTCAGTGAAAGGGGCGAGGGACAGAGGGCGAGGGAATTAGTAGTCGAGTGATCCTTTAGGGTAAGTCCTCTTCATCGTCTTCGTCGTCTTGGTACTTGTGGCCCTCTCCGTCGAAGTCGTCGTCGAGGTCGGGGTATTCGAACCGGGTGTCTATGTCGAAGTCCTGATCGTCGTCGAAGTCTTCGTCCGTTCCTTCAAAGGATATTTCGCTAGGATTATATCTGGTTTTTAACTCTGCGTCCCATCCGCATTTGCTGCATATTTGATAGTCGATATCAATCTCATCATACTCGCGGCCACAGGATGGGCAGTCTTGGTGTCCCTCGCTTTCCTCCTCAAAAAGAAAGTCATCTAATTCGGTTTCAGGATTCATGCCATTTGATTTTTAGCGCGTTTCTGCAATATGACCAAAGACTCAGCGCGGCGGAGGCCACCGAGTTCGCCTTTGCCGTCATTGGCGAGGCATTTATTGACGATGGCCTTGAGGTCGGTGCTGCTGTCAGTGTTGGGTTTGAGTACATCCATGAGCAGCTTGGTCTGAAATGCCCTGCGGTCGTCCTTATTGATCGGTACGATGGACTGATATTTGCCGGAGAAGCGGCTGAATATCTCTGTGTATCCCACTTTCTCCGACTTGATACCCATGTTGATCTTGGCGCGGAGGCCATCAGCACCCATCATGTACCATCCGCAGAGGCCATCGGTGGCATTCCAGAGGGCTTTGATCTCAAGGAATGCAGCTCCCTCCAGATCACCTGCCTCGTCGATAATCACGACAGGCTGATCGAGGGCGCGGAGGTAGCGTACGATCTTATCTTTGGCATCGGTGAAGGTGCCTTTCTCGCCGAGGCCGAGGGATTTGGAGAGGGCGCGGATGAATGAGGTCTTAGTCTTGCACTGGGAGCCGTCTACATAGAAGCAGTTCTCCAGGGTAGTGGCGAGATGTTTGGCGGTGAAGGTCTTGCCGATCTCACAGGCATCGACGAACATCATGGCCTTGGCGTGTTCCTTGCAAAACAGCACCTGCTCCTCGATGCAGAGATAGACTTCGGTCTTGCATACTTTCCAGTTGCGCTCGCTGATGTCGAAGTTGAGCGCTCCGGCTATGTCGATCCATTTGGAGTCACTGATGAGCTTTTCGATGCTGCCGCCATTTTTGATCGTGCTGTAGACGGATGGATTGATACCGAACTTAGCGGCGTATCCTGCGTCTTCGCCTCCGTAGGTATTGCGACTGTCGAGCAGACGGCGAGCGATCTTCTTTTTGATTTCTAAACTGAGTCCCATTTGTATTTGTTTTATGATGATTTAATTGAATGTTACTTCGTGATGCGATCTGTAGTTATCATCGTCGAACTCGACATCGGGATACGATTTGAATCGGTTTTCTTCAATGCCTTTGACATGCGTATTTTCATCTACTTGCGTATTTAGAAATCGTAACATATCGCCACTCTCAAAAGCTAGTGCCAATATGTTTGCCTGTATGCTAGTCAGGCCTGTTACTTTTACTGTTGATGATCCCATGATTTTATTTTTTTGTTTTTGGTTTATAAGGAAAAGGTACTGCTGCTACTCGCTTGTGATAGGCATCGCCCCGGAGTGAGAAGGCTCGGTCGAGTGCTGCGTCGTAGGACAGGGGGCCGCTGATGTCTTTGCGGGTTTGCTTTCGGCCTGTGCCCTGTGTGGCTACGACGCAGTACTGTCGGTCGGTGCCTGTGGTGAATGGTGTGGGGATGAATGTCATATTAGTTTGAGTTGTCTGGTATTTAATTCGATTCTTTTTAAAGCGGCTTCGTAGTAGTCTTTATCTAGTTCGCAGGCTGTGAGGTTAAAGCCCATTTGCGCGCAGGCGATAGCAATAGAGCCGCTTCCCATGTGGGTGTCAAGTATCTTACCCCCCCCCCGCAAACTCGCTTATAATCCACTTATATAGCTTTATGGGCTTCTGTGTTGGGTGAATGCGATCATGCTGATTAGGATTGAGTTTGAATATCTTTGCAGACTTATCAAATGAGGTCCAAGCCATCTCGCATTCTGCAAAATCCCGTCCGTACATTGATTCTCCTTTGTCCCATACAATGAAACATCTGTGTTTAGGAAGTCCGAAATAGTTTCCGCCCCAAATAATTTGGTTAGATGATACTCGAAGTAATTCATTGAAATATGATTGATCAGGTATACATGAATCCCATTTTTTATTGTCATGCTTTTTCGCCTTTCCTTTTCTAATACCCATATTCATATTGATATTGATACCATAGGGAGGATCGACAACAGCGAGGTCAAAATAATTGTCTGGATACCGAGCCATCAGGGTCATGCAGTCCTCATTAGTAATGTGTAGTAGGTCGGTAGTCATTAGAATCTATCCTCCAGTTTTGTACTGAAATTTCTTTCAGTGATGATTAAATCGTCATGATGTGCGGGGGTCTCGATGACCTCTGCGTCGCTGTGGTTTGGTATGTAGGTCTTGACGCCGGGCATACGGAATGCTCCGCGCTCCGGCAGCTCGCGCTGTATGAGGGTGACGGGTTTGATCTTGCGTATGCCTCTCTTTGCGAATGCCTCGACGGTGGCTACGTAGGCGCTCATGAGTGTGCGGTTTTGCTCCTGCTCCGGTGTGCGCTCGGAGATGGCTCGGCTGTATCCGAGATCGCCGAGCAGCTCGCAGATCATGCGGCCCGACTGGTCGTAGACGTGGGCCTGTATGACCTCGCCCTGATTGTCATCCATCCAGTAGATGGTGACGGCCTCGCCCTCGATGTCGCTCATGATGCGGATGAGGTCATCGCCCAGGGCTACCTGACCACCGTGTCCGACGACGCGCTGTTTGCCCTGTAGGGTGATGCGTCCTGCTTTCATCGACGATGGTGTCACGAATCCGAGGTGCGGCAGGATGCCAGTCCAGTTGATCGGCTGGGCGTTTGGGTTTTGCTTCTCCCTGAGTACCTGCCAGCGGGTCATGCCGGGGTGTGTAGTCTGATCAGAGTGCAGGGTATTATTCCACTGCTCTATGATGGCGAGGGAGTTTTGTATGATCTCCTCCTTTGGCAGGAGCGGTACCCGGTGCGCTCCCTTCTGATTGGATTCGCTTTTCGCGAAGGGACGAGCGATCCATCCGTCGATCTCTTTCTCCGCACCATACCTGATGTTTTTGAAATACCGCTCTATACGCTTGCCACGGGCGTTATTAGCCTCGATGCGGGTATGCTGGAACATGACGCCGTCCTGCAGGAAGGTATTGACGTAGGAGCTATTCAGAGAGCTCTCCGCCTCCAGCTCCAGAGGGAGGGGCAGGTTCCACTCGTGATAGTTGCGCAGCATCTGACGATAGAAGTCCTCGATGATGCCCTCCTTGGTCTCGCCATATACTCCGGTGGTGAAACACTCGCTGCCGAGATCAATGCCGAGGTAGAACCACATACGCTTTCCCGGTGCATACTCGAAGGGCGGCTGACGGTCATCTATAGAGATGATGCTGCCTGCATACCGCGGCTGAATGAGTTTGTGGTATGGCTTGTAGAGGTTCATGTGTACCTGACGGTCACCGGAGCGGACGGCGGCGGTGCTGACGCGGCTCGACCATGTGGACTGATGCTCCAGTACGGTGCGGTCGGTGACATCTCGGTAGTCCTCATGCAGGTGATTGTAGACTTCGCCTGTGCTGTTGTTGATGATGTCGAGTTTGCCCGCGCGGAAGGCCATGTATTTGACATAGACCTCGGTGTAGTTCGGCTTACGTCCGTGCTGACCTGCGTAGATACTCGTCCAGAGTTCGAGCATGAGGGGCGTGACCTTCTGGGCGTTCGCATTGGCATTGCGTTTGTCGACGAGGTACTCGTATCCCTGCGCCCGATAGTCGCGGAGCTTGGCACGGAGGCGGAGTTCATTGGCGGGGAGGGAGTGCTGCACGTTGTATTTGGTCTTTAGGTAGCCGTTGAAGTGAGCGACATCCGATGCGAGTGAGGCCCAGATACCGTGTGTGCTGCCGCCTTTGCCTCTGCGGGATGCGCGGCGGTTCTGCTCCAGTGTGGCGAGGGCGTTGAGAACGGAGGCGTTGACAGTGTAGCGGTCGATCTGCTCCTTCTTGAGATACAGGCCGTCCTCCCTGCGGTATGCCTGATAGTACTGACGTGCCTCCGCGCTGATCTGAAAGTATGACTGGAGGGGATTGTGTATCTCGTTAGGATTGCCCCACCGCGCAATGACCTGTGAGTAGTAAGGCTCCGGAATGGCGTCGAGTGCGAAGAGGGCTGTGCGTCCGTTGCCGCCTTTTTGGAGCTGCGCTTCTTTGCGGTCGCGGCACCATTTCTTATAGAGAGCAAGCGTGATGATGCCGTCCGGGTTCAGCTCCGCATCGTGGATGATGACGCTGCCTTTGACGCAGGTCTTGTCCTTGTATTCCTGATATGGGGATTGGTGGCTCATGGGTTACTGTTGTGCGTCTGTTATACTATTCATGGCATCATCCAATAATGAGTATGCATCTTCCATGTTGGAAATGGCATCGTTTGACTTTTCACCTTTATCGCTATCTTGAATAGAATCAGGCATCTTGTCAAAATAGTCCTGCTCCTCTTCCTTCAATATATACAAAGCCTCTTTGGCCTTGTCGATGTAGTCAAGTACATTCTGTAATTGCTTTCTGCGCTGTGCGTTCATATTTCAGTTTGAAGTTTGTTAGCTAATTTTTCCTTCTCTGTGTATGCCTTGATATTGATCTCAGCGGCACCTATCAGAAAACTCATGATCTTTTTGCCTTTTCCTTTTGCATGGTTCCGTCTTGCTTCGATTACCATGTCTACCAGTTTTGGGTGACACTCGGCTGTGACCGCTGCCATCATCCTATCCTCTGGATAAATATTTTCTGTAATTTGTTCTAGTGTCATGTTTTTTATTTCTATTTGTATCCGAATCGTGAAACAAAAATAGAAAGTACTTTCAATATTGAAAGCGAATAATGAAAGTAAATGAAAGTATTTTGTCCACATAGTTTTCAACATTGAAAGTAATGACAGGCGAGGAGTTAAGAAATGAATTGAAAGGAATGGGAATCGGTATGGGAAAAATAGCGTCCCTGCTTGATCTCACGCCACAGGGCTTAAATTTCCATCTACGGAAAGATAAAGTGGACACTGCGCTACTTTCAAAAGTGAAAGCACTGAAAGAAAGTTATAACGCAGGTCTGCTCAATGAGCTGGAGGTATCATATAACACAAGTGAGAAGTCAAACGCGAAGCCCGTGGCGATAGCTGACACTCAGATGATGCTCGTGCCCCTCGTCAATAAGTATGCATACGGCGGATACCTGCGCGGATATGGTGATCCTGAGTATGTAGAGAAGCTACCGACGCTGCCTTTCCCGATCAATAAGGAGTACCGTGGGCAGTATCTGCTGTTTGAAGTGAGCGGAGATAGCATGGATAACGATACGAAGCGCTCCTGTGCCTCCGGTGACATCGTACTGGGCCGTCAAATAGGCAAGCAGTACTGGAAAGACAAGCTCCATATCAACAAATGGAAGACATTTGTGATCGTGCACAAGGAGGACGGGATACTAATCAAGGATATTATCAAGCATGATGTCGCAAAAGGGATCATTACACTGCACTCCCTGAACCCGCTATATGAGGATTTCGATGTAAACCTCAAAGATGTAGCCCAGATATACAATGTCATTAAGGTTTTGAGCGATCTCTGA